GTAAAGGTTGCCACTTAAAGCACAGGTCATTTAGGATGAGTTGCCCTGTAAAAAGCAAACTGACAAAACCCCCTTTATAAACTTATCGCAGAACAACCAAATATTATTTCGATTTACCACGCTAACTTATCAAACAAGATGAACGCTAACAACACTCAAAATTTACAAAATTTATTCAAAACCGAAAGGATTACTACCGTAACGAAAGTTGCAGGTAACAATGTCATAAAAAAATTCAAGGAAGTTTCTAATAGAATGGGAATTGATTGGACAGAGTATTCAACAAGCCCAGTCAATGCTTGGATCTACAAAGTTTATAATGAATATTTCAAAACAGCTAAATCACCTATTAGCATTGTGACAACCTATGATGGATACAACTACTGTTGCTTCTTCGTAACGCGCCATGATGATGCTTTTCTCATATTCAGAACCATATCTGATGATGAAATTGAGATCAACAACTATAGCGTAAAATTAGTTGTTAAGAAGATATTCAACTACCACATCAGAGAACAAACCGAACCTCAAATGGCATGGTTTTCTGATGCACTCGGTATTCCCGACGTGAACGCTGCCGTCGACAAGCTTGGAGAAAGTGGTCTCACAGACTCCATCAAAAGATTAGCAGAAGCGTTCGGAAACGCCATAGAAAATCCTTCAACTAGCGTTGAAGGTGTTGTAGGTACCATTAAAGAAACTTTTTCAGGTACCTCATCACAATTACAAAATAATGTATTGATCATTTTAGGTATAACAGCACTGATAGTATCATTGAGAGACAATAGAAAGACTCTCATGTCTGTATCTGCTGGTTTGATAGCGTATGCATATCGTCAAGATATTGCAAAAGCTCTCAGCAGCTTGGAAATGATGGAAAAGATCAAAAAGCTCTTTGGCAAGAAACAGCGCGAAGAGACAGAAATGGATACAATTGTACCACAAAGTTTCTTCACCGACTCTGCTACTGAGATTGCCTCCTTGATCTCAATGATTATCATAGGTACTGATGCCTTCAAAGGTGACAGTAAGAGTGCCATTAATCTCCTTAGAGATTTTGGCACAGCCAAGAGCGGCATTCAGAGTGTCGTTTCTAGCATTCTTAAGATAATCGAATTCATTATTGTTAAAAGCGGTGCTCAAAATAGCCTTGATAAACTTTATTTCCTTATAAACGACGGAAAAGTCAAGTACGACGAGTTCGCACAAAAAGTGTTCGATTTGGACGATTTAGTCCAACAGAAGAAATTACCAAATACTTTGACTTCTTATGAAAGAGTAGTAGAATTGTTAAAGCAAGGACAAACTCTTTTAAAAGATGTTCCTAGACACGCTAGTACACCTGGTTTGATTAGTACTCTCTCCAACTGTGTAAACAGACTACAAAAATACTCTCAAGCCATCGCTAGTTCTGGTCTTTTATCTCAAGGTCTAAGACAGGAACCCGTTTGTGTCTTCCTCCGTGGTGGTCCTGGTGTTTTCAAGTCCCAAACTGCACAGCACTTAGCTACTGCCTTGATTTCTTTAGTCATTAGTGACGAAGAGAGAGAAAGCTTCACCAAGAATCCTTCTGCTTATTATTATAACAGAACCATTGAGCAGCAGTATTGGGATGGATACGATTCTAACAAGATTGTCACGCTTTTCGACGATGCCTTTCAGCAGAGAGATTGCGTCGGAGGTGGCGACTCAGAAGCTATGAATATCATTCGTGCTATCAACGAGAACGCTTATGATTTACATATGGCCAATTTAAACGATAAAGGAAGTACCAAATTCAGATCGTCCTTCGTTATATTGACCAGTAATGCAGCTAAACCTGAGTCTCAACAGATCTTAGATAGAAAAGCACTCTTGCGTCGTTTTCACTGCAGTTACACTGTGGTACCTAAGAAACAGTACGAACACAACAAGAGTGGCAACTCAGTAATGGACAAGCGAATTGACATCGAAAAGCTGCCCAAAGGTGCCTTAGGAGTTAGTTCAACTGACCCTTCGATTTCTTTGGACTTCCATGAACATGATATGTTGACTGACAAGCCAACAGGCAATGTTTATAGTTTTTCTGAAGTGGTTACAAAAGCCCACCAGAGATATTTGCAACACCTTAAATACTACGAGCAAAAGATCAAAGAACTCGATGACAGACGAGATGAATACTTCCATTTAAAAGATGAAGTGTTTCCTCAAATGAATTCCATTTTCACTCGTAGATCTGTGTCTCCTTCTGGAATTGACCCAGAATATTATACTGATGCTAATGACAGATTTGTGTATAGCGACAGCATAGAAGGTGCTGATTCTTATATCAATGAATTGTGTTCCATTAAGACTGATTTATCTGAACATATTTTGGAATCTTATCAACGAATGAACGTTAGAGAAAAATTCAATTTCTATTTCCGTATTGTTGCTATTATTAAACATTTCGGACCCCAATTTATTGGAGTAGAAGAGAACTTTATTTCTAATGTCCTATTTGGGACTTATTACAGTGGAATTAACACAATCCTTGAAGAAAACATGTCGGACAAACAATGTATACACATCCTCTCTAAAGATAGTGAATTCTGCCAAAGATGGGTCAAGAAAAGCACTTTCAAATATTACTTTGGAAACGGCAAGAACGTTAAAGAGCTTATGTCCGATGCTTTGTCAAGCATTAGCCAATTCATGTCTAAGTGCAAAAACTACTTATCTTTCATAACTTGGAAGAAAGCTTTAGCTATTGCAACTGGACTGTCAGCTATTATTGGTATTGCAGCCTATTTCTTTTTAGACAAGAATGGAGATGAAAACCTCCAAACCGAAGGTGACTATAAAATGAAACCCAAGAAGAAAATGGCACAAAGAAGAAAAGCTTCGGAAATACGTAACCTTAGAACTGTTCCACAACTCTCTTTAGTAAATGACCCTCAGGGTGAAGATATTAACAAGAAAGTGGTTAGGAAAAACATGTATACATTCCATGTTAGACTTAACGAAGATGCTGAATGGATCAAGAGTGGCTTCGTCACTTTTGTGAAGGGAAATGTAGCAATTGTACCCCACCACTTCTTTGATCTCATTTCTGAATATGAAATTGACAATCCCGAGGACAAGATTTATGTCAGACTCACGGGTCCTAAGAATGAACAAGGAAAATCTCACGTAGTGAATTATTCCGCTTCAGAACTTTATTCCTGTGTTTATGACACACCTACTCTTTTAGGACAAGATCTCTGTCTCATTGGTTTTCCCAATTTCCCTCCTAGACCAGACATTACAAAATTCTTCATGAACTCTAATGACTTGCAAAACTTGAACTCTAAGCCCAAGTGCATTTTGAGCAATTTTCAAGATGAGCTTTTAACTGTTCATTTGCAAGGTAAAGTAATGAAAGAAATCTTCGTCTCAACTAAGGAAATCGGAGACTATAGCATAAACACCACCATAGCTTATGACGCTTCAACCCGCAAGGGAGATTGTGGTTCCATACTCACTGTGCTGGATCCTTCCAAGAGCACTCGTAAGGTGGCTGGCTTCCATGTCGCTGGTTCTCCTAAGAGTAACGTCGGTTATTCTGCACTCGTTTCAATTGAAGAAATCGAAGAATGTATGGCTGAGATTCCAGAAAACATGTTGATCGTATGTCAAATGCGTGACATCGGCAATGAGCCTGAAAAGACCATCGGTGATGGCAGATTTGGCTATATAGCACGCGCCAAGAAAGCTCATTTAGCTGTCAAAACTGCTATAATTAAATCGCCATTAGCATCTGCTGCATTACCCTCTGACAACATGCCTGCAAAACTCAAACCTGAAATGGTTAACAACGAACTTGTTAGTCCTTGGACTCAAGCAATGGTCAATTACAATATGGAAACACCCGTTTTCAATGTTGATGAAGTTACCATAGCCTCTGAACAATACAGAGATTACATCTTTGCTAACAGCACAAAGCCAATTAAGAATGAGATTTACACCTTTGATCAAGCTGTTGCCGGTATTCCTTGCTCTGAATTCGACTCAATCAACAGAAGAACTTCACCTGGATATCCTGATGTGATCGAGATCACCAAAGGTATGAAAGGAAAGACTTTCTACTTCGGGAACGACGATGAGTTCGATTTATTCGGGACCAATGCTACAGAATTGAGAAATAGATGTCAGAAAGTTATAGACGATGCTGCAAACAATATCAGAAACGAGCACATTTTCATGGATAGTCTTAAGGATGAACTCAGACCCATACCCAAAGCTATGGATTTCAAGACACGCCTTATCTCCGCCAGTCCAATTGTTTTGTTGATAACTTATCGCATGTACTTCGGTGCTTTCATGCACTGGTACAAGGTTAATAGAATTGATAATCAATCGGCTATTGGAGTTAATGTCTATTCTGAAGAATGGGATTTGATTGCAAAGAAATTGTCTACTTTCTCCCCTGTCGGTTCTCACAATATCGGTGCAGGAGATTATTCCAAGTTTGACGGTAGTGAAAAACCTCTCATTCACAACGAAATTCTCAATATCATACAACAATGGTACAAAGGAACACCCGAAGAAGAACGAATTAGAAGAGTCTTATGGCTTGAACTTACCAATTCACTTCACATTCAAGAAGATGTTCTCTACGAATGGTACACCTCATTGCCCTCCGGGCACCCATTAACCGCCACAGTCAATACCATGTACAATGGAATTGCCTTTAGATATTGTTGGTTACGTGCCTTCGACAGTGAACCCGAATACAAATATACATTTAACAAAAACGCTTATTTAATCTGTTTAGGTGATGATAACGTTTTCTCAGTCCATCCTAACTGTAGTAACAAGTTTACTGAAGTTGTGGTTGGTCATTATATGTCTGAGCTTGGTCTCACTTACACAAGTGAGACTAAGGACGTCGTTAATGAGACTTTACGCGCGCTAACTGAAGTGGAGTTTTTGAAAAGACGTTGGAGATATTCCACAGAATTGAGAAGATATGTCGCTCCTCACCAGATCAAAAAGTTAAGAGATATGCCTTTATGGACTAAACGCGGTTCCCAAGCTGATCAAATTGTCATTGACAAGGTGGACAGCGTTATTTCGGAGTTAGCTCTGCACGGGAAGCACGTCTTTGCAGAACAGTCTAAATACATTTGCGACTTGTCTGTAGAAACCATGAATCACTATCCTCAAGATTTGAATTACTCTTCAAATCTCCAGAAGATTTCCTCTATGGAAATGTTCTGTTAAAACGCACATTCCTTAAGAGTGGTTCTCATATTAACCCCTTATTGTTCTAGGCAAGAACATTTATGCCCTATGTAAATATGAAATTATGATTATGCCTATGTTAAACCCCGTCACACCAGGACGTTAAATTGGCAATATACAAACATGAATAACACAAACTATGTTAATAAGGAGGAACTCAACGATTATACAAGTCGTCGTTGTTGTTCGGCTATGCTAGACTTTAACCCAATACAACCCCAAATGTCAGAACTAAATTCTGATTCTGGAACCAAAATACAATCCGAAAATGTTGACGTTGCTGCAACTACTGTAGAAGGTTCCACGATGAGAAGTACTAATGATTCTACCAAAATTACTGTTGAGGCTTCAGCCCCGAGAGTTATACCATTAACTCTCAGAACCCAACAAGATGATGGCAGCACACCTGGCATTGCCCAGTTTCTTTCGAAACCAACTAAGATATTACAGGGAGACTTAACTGCTACTGACACACCTACAACCTTTTCAAATATAGCGTGTACTGAAGCCTTAGTCACTTCTCCTGTTTATAGTCAAAAGTTGAATGGAGTTATGTCTTTGAGATTTACTACAGTCGTTACTTTGCAAGTAAATGCTAACAAATTCCAACAAGGAAGGTACATTCTAGCTTTCTTACCTACTGGCGGCGCGTCACCAAACGGTACAAGCCCCGATGATAGCGTCACCACTTGGATAAACATGCATCGACAAAATAAAACTCAAATAACTCAATTACCACATGTAGAAATTGACATTAACAAGACAACAGAAGTACAATTGAGAATACCTTACCAAAGTGCTTTTTCAGCTTACGCTTTTAACAACGGTACTGCTGGAGTGCCATCTTTTGGTGACCCAGGTGTTTTCTTTATGTACCCATACTCGCCCTTAGTAGCGGCTGCTGGAAGCACCACGGCCGGTTTCACATTGTGGGTTCACTACGAAGATGTTGAAACCTTTGGTAATACCATCTACGGAACCAACCCCGCTGCTGAAGCCCAGATGTCTTGGAATCCCAGAACTAGAAAAACTAATAAGAAAATTGATGTACTCAATTCAGAAATGGATGATAGTAGATCTGTTTCTACTGGTATCAAATTAGTTAGTCAAGGTTTTGGACAGTTATCTAGGGTTCCACTGCTCAGTTCACTAGCAGGACCTATCTCATGGGCTACTGATTACCTTTCAGATGCCGCTTACACCATGGGATGGTCGAAACCTAGAGTGAATGAGAAGCCTATTTACGTCAGTAGATTACCGAATCCCTATTTAGCCACATACAACCAGACTGATGACGCCCAACCTTTGTCTATGTTATCTAATAACCATGTAGATCCAATGCCTGGTTTTGCCGGAACTGATATGGATGAGATGTCTATTGATTATTTGAAATCCATACCTAGTTATCTTACAAGTGCAACCTGGAATCTGACACTCAAACAAGGTGACCTTTTGTGGAACACTGAACTTGCCCCAGCCTTCATGGCTAACAAGGACGGTGTTGCTGTACAAGACACCCCAGTTTCATTTTTCTCTACTTTGTTTGCTAGATACACCGGCGGTTTCCGATTCCATATTAAAATTGTTAAGACTGAATTTCACACAGGACGTCTTTTAGTAGCCTTTAACCCTTCTGAGTCTTCACTCTTCACGTCTTCTCTACCAACTTATGCTAATACTGATTTCTTAAGTAAAACTGTTTTAGATCTTAGAGACAATTCTGAATTTGTCGTTGAAGTACCTTGGGTTTCCATATTACCATGGAGGCCTAACCAGATTAATACTTCCACTACAACTGTGGATCCTTTGGGTTCTTCTTTCGGGAATCTCTCTATTTATGTATTGGATGAATTAGTCGCACCTGAGACTGTTTCTTCTTCTGTGCAAGTACTCATTGAAGTCTCTGGCGCTGAAGATATGCGATTCTCTGTACCCACAGGAATAACAATGATTCCCACGTACTCTACCGAAATGCAATCTAATTTTATTTCTTCTAAAATTGATCCATTGACTGTAGACGCTAACATGATTGGTGGAACTACTTTAACAGTAGATACTATTGACAAGGACGCGGCTTGCGTTGGCGAAATCATTTCTTCTCTTAGACCACTTTTAAAAAGAGGATCTATCATGGGACAAGTTTCATCTGATTCTTCTGTAACTGGAATGAGTTTGGTACCATATTCATGGTGCACCAACACTGTTGGAGGCGACACTCTAACTAATAGTACCTATGACATTTACTCTGTACTTTCTTCAATGTATTCTTTACAAAGAGGAGGAGTCAGAGTTAGAGCCATGTCTAGTGCTGCCGTTGGTTACACTCATGTGACACTCAAGTACCATCCACCAGGAGATACTGGACTTCCCGACCCTTTCAATGCGAATAGCATGACTGCTGCAGTTTACCAACTGTCATCAGCCAATAGACCTTACGCTAATCAATTGCAAGAGTTAGGTGGTGTCTCTGTCGAGGTACCTTACTACCATTACAACCATTCCACTCCCACTTGTTCACAAATGTTTTCACCGACTCTCAATTACAATTATTCTAATTTGACTGGTTCAAATAGCACAACCCTAGAATACTTTTATGAGACGTCAGTTAATTTGTCACAAATCACACATTATCGCGCTGGCAGCGATGATTGTAACTTCGGTGGTTTTGTTAGCATTCCAATGCTAGCACAACTTAACCCTGTATAAAAATGAATTTTGTCCGTTTTTACCGGATTTTTCTAAAGGGCACAATTCAGACCATGAGCCGGATATCAATGTCATTAAACTTATCTTTTTCTTTCCTACATATTTTTCCTACCTTCAAGTAACAAGTGTCTATCACTTTGTTTGATGATTCCTAAAGGATGATTCAAGCACTGTGTGTTTCTCACTTGTGGATACCGTTTCTATAAATTTCGCGGGCCAACTATTGTTCTCTCAATATGAGGCGCAGTAATTTTACA